CGCCATTTTTCTAATTATGTACTAAGTTATCTTAACCTAATTCGCCTGTATTAACAATACGAATTGGGATGTAGATAAATTCAGCCGCCTTAGTAGGTTCAATAGCAATATCAATATATAGCTCGTTGCGGTCAATTCTTGCTGGAGTATTGTTTGTTTCATCACAAACAACAGCAAAGTCATATACACCACGCTGTGCCATAATATTTGCCATAAAGCCATCGAATGTAGCCTTAGCATTTGTACGAGTATTCACATCGTTTGGTTCGAACAAATATGGACGACCAATAACCGCAAAACGCTCTCTCAAGTATGCAGTTAGACGTGCTACGTTAACACGGTCTAGAGCACTTGCAGCAGTGTGTAGTGATTTCTGACCAAATACTACAATACCTTCTGCAGGGAATCTTGCGATTGGGTTAAGTTTCTTCTCATACATTGCATCTCTAGTACCCTGTGTTAGAGCTATAGGAACAAACTCATCTTCACTGTTTAAGTAACCAACGTTAGTTGCGTTCTGTACAACACCACGTGTCAAACCTGCTGGAGCAAACCATTGGAATGAAACGTTATCGCTGTAAGCATATGTGTAAAGTACACTGTGCGAAGCAGGAGCAACAACACTGTTACCACTAACAGGATCAGTTGTTAGAACACTAGGATAGTATGCAGCAGCATATGTGTTGCGACCTACTAGTCCATCTTCGCCATTTTCTGTAGCATCTGTTCCATCAATCCATGTTAGGATTTCTGTTGAGTTCTTACGGAATGGAGCGTCAACAATGATAAATGCTGTTTCGTTTCTATCACTGTTTAGTGTAACCATTTCGTCAAACATTTCTGGATAACCAGGAGCAGCAATAATACGGAATTGTACTGTATCTTCACGAAGTTCAGTACCACTAGCCGCCGCTTGCATAGCCGCAACAACAACTTGACGTTGTGCCTTGCGTAGGAAACTGCCGCTTCCATCTGCTTGGTTACTTGCAAAGTTACGCCATTTCCACGTTGTACCTAGTGAACTGTCATATTGACGAACAGTACCAGCACTGCGACACATGTTAATGGCTGTCATACCAACTGGATAAACAAGTGGATTAGGACCATTTGTTAATACGCTGGCTGCAGCAATGTATGAGCCGCCTGTAGGAGCAGTATCAGTGATGTCACCAAATACTACACCGTCTGCTGTAGACTGATCTGTATTATCTTTTAGTACCCAATCTGTACCGTTATGTCTGTAAATTACAGGATAACCGTCTGCATCTGTATCTACCCAGTAGTCACCGTCTGCTAGAGCACCACCTGCTGTATCAGTTAGTGGAGCACTTGAACCGTATTGTACGTCACTTGCTTTCATCCACTTCTGAACACCGCCGTCTACTGCTACTTCATAAATTGCTAGATCGTCAACGTCTGAATCATACCATAGTGCGCCGTTTGCAGGATCACCTACTGGCTGTGATGAATCTGCTTCCATTACATAACCACCAGTTGCTACTGTTGGATCAGTTGAAATATCATCCCATTCAGCATTGATTGAATCATAACGCTTAATTGTAATACTACCAGCAGTGTTGTCCCATGCTAACCAAATATCACCTTCTGCAAGTGTACGGGCTGCGCCTGCTGTACCGTCTTGGTTAACGTCGCCAGCAATACCTGTTGGATCTGTACTAGCATCGTTTGCATATACTGCTGTTTGTGCAGTAAAGTTGCCTGTAGTAGTTTGGAATAGGCTTAGATCAACATCTAAACCGCCGCCAGGAACTGTTGTCTTAATCCATACATCGCCAACTGATGGGCTAGATGGAACGCTATAGTGTGGAGCGTATGTTACTGTATCAGCAAAACCTGTGTCTAACTCGTCCCATGAATCAGGAGTACCTGAAATACCTCTATAGTAGACAAGTTGTGTGTCTGATGTGCCGTTTACTACTTCTACTAAGTAATCGCCTACAACTACTGATGCTGTAGCAGCACCTGCTGTTGCAACAATTTCAACTGTTGGAGTTTGAGCAACCCAACCAGTTGCTGTATATTCGTAAATACCATAATTTGTGTCTGACGGATCTAACCAGTATGTTAGATTCGCTGGGTCACCAGTTGGTTCTGAAGTTTGTGGTCTTAGTGCAGTTAAGTCAATGTCAGCACGAACAATATATGCTGATGCACTTTGACCTAAGAATGAATATGCCGCAAGCAAACCGTAGTCGTTTGTTTCATCACCTTGTTGTACTGTGCCACTTACTGTACGGAAATCAATGTTACCGAAGTATTGTGTAAGTTCACGCTGTGATGTAACTAGAACTGGCTTACCCGCATTGGCTGCTTTAGTATATTTTGCAATACCATCAGTTTCTGTACCAGTTGGGTCTGTTTTATCCTGTCCTGTTGCAATAAACAACATTGGGACTGTACCAGCACCCGCTGGGCCGTATACTGACTCGTCTGTTACTGAAACCTGTACGCCAGGTGAAACAAGATTTGCCATTTTGGAGTCTCCTTTTTATAAAAAGTTGAACATTTCACGTTCTAATACTATTTATAGGATATCACCAAAAGGGTGCTGATATAGAGTTATGTGTGTAGTTAATTAAGATTTTCTAAGACTTGTGATTTCAAATCTTCTAAAGTTGATGTGTTATTTATCTCAAAATCAAAATTCCAGCCCGCCCAAGACCATTCACTTGGGTGTATTTCTGGGAAAACTATTTGCATTGTATTGTTTGTTTGGCTATTAGTTCCACTTTTGTTAACATTAGATGCTGTCGCCCACCAATCTGGTTTGTCATGTCTCCACACTACGGCTGTTTTTCCACCCAATCTTTTGATAACATTAAGCTCATTATAAAAACGACAATCACTAATTACAACATTCTTATCAGTCATTTCAATTTGACGTTCACATGCCGCTACCCAGATATCAGGATGAAAGTGATGACGGAAAACGTTTGTACCAATATGTTGTAGAGCATAACGTGGCGTAAAATCAGGTATGTCTAAACGGTTTGCCCACCAAGTATCTACTTGCTCTCTAAAGGCGCGACTCTCAGTTGTGTTGCCTTCTAGTAGAATTCTGTCCCAGCCAAACAATGCCGCACAAGTATCTTTAAGTACACCAGCGAAACTAATGCGCTGATATCCTTGTTCAATTAAAAAACCAGCCGCTGTATCTTTACCGTGTCCGATTAGACCACAAATTCCTACTACTTTTTTATTCATTTATAAACTCGCCTGCTTCATATCTTGCTAACATATCACCATATGTTTCGCTTGTTACTTTAATTCTAAACATTACACGGTATTCTTGTATAGTATCTACACTGTGTATTGTTTTTCCATTGAATACTGTTGGATGTGTAGTATTGTAATGATATGTGTACTCTACACCTAATGGGTTATCTCTATCTTTGTCCTCACCTTTATAAAAAGTGATAGGTTCTCCGCCGTCATCAGGTACAAGTGGAAACATAATATTGTATTCTAAATATCTATCAGTGTGATTAGCAAATGTAAATCCTGGAGTATATGTCATAAATGTTATATCATGCTCATCTAATGGATTTACAAAGTTAAAACAACTTAGTACCTGTTTGACTGGTTCGTAATCCCACATTTGTTTTCCTTCCCAATAGGGAGAAAAAATTCCATTTAACCCGCCATCTCCACGGGGCTGATGACTATGTCTTTCGCCTTTTATTGCTGCTTTGTATTTGTTCCATGGAAGATGACATTCGTCAGGAAACTGATTAAACAAATTAATCAGAGCAGAATGGTCATACGTGATTTCATCAATTATACAATGGTGTTTAAATTTTTGCAATTTTAACCTATAACAAATCCTAAACCAGCACTACCGTCATTATATAGTGTTAGTTCCTGTTCAAGTTTATCGATTTCTGCTTGTGCATCTGTACGAAGTTGGTCTGCATTCATCGTTGTGCCACCTTGTGGGCCAGCAATTTGTGTAAACTTTCCTCGTGCTTCAGCAAGCATTAAACGTGCATGAGCGAATGCATAATCTTTGATCCAAGGACCTGCATATGTGTCCTTTAGAATACCCTCGTCTGGTCTGTAATTGTAACAATGTAATACGGCTGTATCATCTCTTTTAATTTTACGATGTAATATAATTCTACTATCTTGAGGGCGCCAAGTGAACAACATTTCTGCACCAAACAAACGACCCATTGTTTCTCTATATTGATGCATAAAATCAAACATTGTTAGTCCACCTGAGCCATGTGCTGCAAGTAGATATGTATTTAGATACGCTGTTTGAAATGGTTCTATATCATTACCAGTGCCACTACTAACACCAGTTGTGCGTCTATACACATCTTTAACTTCTACTACTTCAGTTGGTAATGTGTATTCATTTTGATCTTCAACAAGTTCTAAAAAAATGAAACTTTCTTCAACAGCATTTTCAGCACGTTGACGATATTTTTGTAATGATTTAGTAATTGCTAATTCATAATGTTCAGGATCTAGCTCTACATCAACCATTCCTCCGCCTAAGCGAAGTTCCATTTCTTTTATTAGATCATTTTTAGCACTCATAATTGTTCTCCTGCATTAGTATTTATTTAAAAACTGCCAGAAGAACTGTCTCCTCATTGAAACGCCCATTGAGTTTTGTTTCATTTGTATTTAATAAACTGAAATCTTTTAGTGCTTTTGCCTTTGTAGTCTTTTTAACTTTAGGTAATGTTTCGTTTGGCTTACGCAGAGTCTTTTGTAGACTTTGTTCCTCATCATAACGCTGTAGAGTAGTACCTTTAACTGTAAATCCATCAGCATCCTGTGCCACA